AAAACATTTAAAAGAGGGGATCTTGAAAATCGAAGGCACTTCTCTTGAAGAGTGTAACCAAAAAATTCTAGACTTTGTTAATAAAAATGGGGTTGTTATCTTAAATGAAAAATGATACAAAAGATATAGTTAATATTGAATGTGATAGGTGTGGCATTGGTCTATTAGATGTGCGAATTGCAGATAAAGATGCCGATATTGATTTTACATTTATTGTAAAATGTGATTATTGCGGTGGGCGTAGTAAAGAACATACTTTTCATGGATTACTACAACACGCTGGAACACAGTGGTCTGATGTAATCGATATCGATGCCGACGAAGATAGTGGTATTATTACTTTTTATACAAAGAAAGTGACAGGTGTTAGATGAGTACGATTTATTTTACCGAAGATGGAACAGCTTACATGCAAGACTATGGATTCTCGTGCGCAAAAGTTGACGAGCGTAGTAAGCAGGAAGAGGGTGGGGTGGACCGCTATTACATCAAAAAGTGTGTGGTGGGGCCGAATGGGGGGCACTTCTACAATCCGTGGGGACCAATGAGTAAGCCGGGCGACCTTGTTGCTTTTGACTCCCAGAGTGGGCGGCACTTCTATGAATATGTACAGGTTACCGAAGCTGTGATGATGCAGTATCGCGCCTTCCTTAAAAGTCGCAACCCCAGCCACCTTCGTAACGCCGAACGAGATTACAACAACGGCCCAAAGGAGACTTATACTCATGTCAGCCGCTAAGAAATTAAATGAAATGGAACAATTCTTTTTTGATAAAAACTATAACTCTCTTCCTCTGCCAACTCTGGCTGAGAAGTTACATAGACCTGTAAAGTTTGTACAGAAGTTAATCGAAAAGAAGATAGAGGAACGCAAAGAAATAGAACCGGAACCAAATACACCAGCAGTCCAAACGTTTAAATCTCCTCTACAGGATTCATCGCCATCTCCCCCTCCACAGTCACGTATGCCTAACACACAATTTAATGCAACGTTAGGGCGACGTAGAAATCCAGACGGATCTTTCCAAAAGGATGGTCCGATTGTAATGACAGAGTCGGCATCTATGGTGGGTGACGAAGCATTAAAAAAGAGTAAAGGTAATTATGTTTCACCAAGACTGGCATCAGCTATCTTTAAAATGAGGCCGGACGAGTGAGTCAGAAAAAGTTAATTTGTACTTCAGTTAGCGGTGAAGACGTGCGTGGAAAGCCAATGTGGATTGTCAATCTTAGTAATGGTGAGGTAGCCTACCAATCAGATGACGATCCTCAGATGGAGAACCATAATTCTTGGCTGTGTCTAAAAAAGTACGCAGAAGAGAATGGGTTGTATATTAAAGATATGGTTTTGAGGTTCCGTGACCATGTTGAGGTTGTGGGGAGTGGGGCGAAAGCATATTATTTTGTCCACATGATCCTGGGTAACTTTGTTGGGTATAATCAACTGTTTTATAATACAGGGGTTTTGGTAGGAGATACTATCAAAGTTAATCAGTGGATTATTCCTGAATTAATGGTGTTGGAAACATCTACTAAAATTATCTCTGATCCACATGTCACAGACTCTCTAATTACAGGGGTTCCAACTAGCTAATGGCCAAAGAATTCACCGAGAAACAAAGATTTCAATCAAAGTACGCCGTTGATACTTATGTGACTGGCGCTCAATATTTAGCTGAGTTTATGTGTGCGAGAATTGCTAAAAAAGAGGGGGTCCAGCTACCCGTTCGTTTTTGGCAATTGCCTCACTGGAAGAAGGTTTTTCAACTACAGGTCTTAAAAGCTAATGAGTGGTTGAAAGAATATGATATCTCTCTTATATTAAAAGGGTTACGTAGTCCTGCGGCGGCTAAGATTTATTCTCTTGGTTTCAAGAGCGGTCTTAAACCTATCTTTGAGCGTCAGAAGAAAATCGAAAATAACAAGGTGCCCGAACAGGTTACTATTATTGAGGAGTCTAATATTATGGAAACACCACGCCCCACTATCTCCAAAAGAAACACTTTAAGGGATTTAAATTAATGGCAAAGAAAAAAGCTGAATCTAGCGATGAGGCGGTCTTAAATGAGATGGCACAGGTTGAAAAAAGTATTACGAAGGCTTATGGGGCCGGACTTTTAGTTGATGCGCAAACTGTACTAGACGAACCCGTTATGACAATCCCTCTTTCACCAGCATTAAACCCTGTGCTTGGTGGCGGGATTCCAGAGGGATCATGGTTTATTTTGACCGGACCCCCGAAGTTTGGTAAGACAACCACGCTCTTAGATTTCTGTGCCACCTGTCAAACCGAACAGTATGGTGAGCGTGACGTTTATTATCTTGATGTCGAGGGACGGTTAAAGAAAATGAACCTCACTGGAGTTAAAGGGCTTCGTCTAGATAAGTTGAAAATTATCCGTTCAAAAAAGGGTTGTATTCTTTCTGGAGAAGCTTTCCTAGATATTGGTTTACAGGTTCTAGAGAACCATCCTGGTTCTATTTTGGTTATAGATTCGGTCAGTGCATTGTGTGGTGCTAATGAAATGTCAAAAGATATGAGCGAAGCCACAATGGGCGGTACCTCTATTGCTCAAGGTAGGTTTGTTCGTAAAGCGGCCAATATTATGCCTATTAATAAAAATATCATTATAGGTATTACCCACCAAAATGCCAGTCTAGCCATGTTTGGGAGTCCGGTAAGAGAAAAAACCAGTAATGCACTCGCTTATCAAGCTGATGTAAAAATTAAAGCTAAGAAAATTGATGCCTGGAAAGTTGGTAACAAGCAGGTTGGTCAAATTGTTACCTGGAACGTTATGGTTTCCGCGCTTGGCCCGCCTGGTGGAGAAGTGCAAAGCTATCTTAGATATGGACATGGTATTGATAAGATGACGGAATTAATCGTTATGGCGACTCAATTAGGAATTCTTAGTAAACCAGAAAAACAACAGTGGTATACATTTGAGTATAATGGAGAGGAAAAGAAGATTAGTGGACTAGATGGAGTTTATCAATTCTTCAACGAAGACCCTTCCCGTCAACAATACATTCAGGATAAGATTAATGAGATGTTATCATGAATATTGTTGGACTAGACGGAAAATCTTACAAATGGCAACTATCTCAGTATATGAGGGAAAGCACAAACGCATCCTCATATCACGAAAAGGTAAGAGGTCTTTTAAAAGAAATTTTTCCAACACAGATTGTTCTCGAAGAAGTTACCCTACCCGGCTCTGGTACTTCTAATAAAGATATGTTGTTCGCCGACTTCTTCCTTCCACACCGCAGATTACTAATTGAAATCCATGGCCGACAACATTATGAACACGTCGGTCTTTTTCATGGGACGGATGTATCAGGAAAGATTAACTTTTACAAAGGTCAACAGAGAGATAGAAATAAAAAGGAGTGGTGCGCCATAAACAATATTACATTCCTAGAATTGTCGTATAAGGAGGATGAAAGTGTCTGGCGAAGCAAAATCTGCAACAGCTAAATTAGCCGAGTTGGAAAGTAAACTCGATGAGTACGATGAAAAAATTGGTCTTACTATCCAACCTAGGATTTCCCAATACCTGAATATAGACCAAGAGCAGATGAAAAAAATGTCCGTAGAAGAACTAGAGGAAGCTGCCTTTGATCTAGCTAACTACGGAATCTATTTGCAGAAGGAAATGAATAAACATGTAAGTCGAGTAAGTTGGGCTAACTCTAATATCAATGCTATCATCGCTAGAGAGTGCAATAATGTAAAAGGATATTCTTTCGAGGAGAGAAAATTGTCTATCATACATAATAACGAACACGCCCTTAAACTAGAGGAGATACGCATAAGAGAACAGGCATGTCTAGATAGAATGAACTTCATGAACAGAAGAATAGATGTATTAGCAGAGAGATTTTCAAAACTCCAAGAAAGTAAGCAGAGGAGAAACAAATATGGCTAAGAAGAAATCGGTTAAAAATAGTAAGAACATAGTAGCGGAACAGATTAAGGCACTTATTGATGCTGGTGATTATGCTGGCGCCCAACAGTTGATTAACGGACAGGTTAAAGATGTCGCCCCCACCAATAAGAGACGAGGTCGCCCCCCTAAAAAGGTCGCTGAAATCGAACCCGATGAGGTTTCCCCATTTGAAAAACCCGACTCCACCCCTGTTTCCTCTGCTAACCCATCCAACAGGTTTAGTAATTGTATCGCCCCATCCCGAAGGGTTGACGCTACACCAGTTCCCCGTACAATAGAGAAGGATGGTAAAGTATATAAAGTTTCTATTAAGGTTCCTTGGACAGCACCAAAGAAAATTGCTTTCAAAGAAGATAAAAAAGTTCCTCCTGATGTAAACAAAGATGGAATCCCATTGCGTTATCCCGAAAGAGCAGCGGCTAGAGAGCCAGCAGAGCAGATTGAATATATTTGCCACCTATGCAGTAGGAAAGAATATCTTTATCCGGGTCAGGGTCCAGATGATACAATGTTGTATACCTGTACCGTTTGTATGAAAAGAAATAAACCACGATAAGGAGTGTTTATGGCTGCATTTTCTAACCCTGCGGTTGAGCGCGGGGTTTTGGCTGGTATTTGCAGATTTGGTCGAGAGGGCTATCTAGAAGTATCCGACCTTCTCGACTCCCAGAGATTCACAATCGATCTAAATAGTGGTATGTACACTTGTCTTTCTCATATTTTTGAAAAGGAAATCAACACAAAGGTAGATACGCATCTTATCCTATCCGCCATTAAAGACTTAGGGTTAACCAACCTATTCGCTAATGACCATTCTTATATTGATGCGATTTTAAATTTTAACGTAGAGCTAAGTAACCTCAGAGGGTTTGCTAAAAAGATTAGAAGGCTTTCGGAAGCAAAGGCTTTACACGGAAAACACAGAGAAACCGAGAATGATTTGTGCGGGGTGACTGGTGACGAAACCATGTCCCAAATCATCGCCATCTCCGAAAATAAAATCTTAGAATATACTAATAGTCTATCAAACAATAAAGAGGGGATGGTCCAGGTAAGCGAAGGGTTGGATGAATTCCTAGAAAATCTTAAGAATCACCCCAGAGAGATTGTAGGTATTTCAACTGGTTATGGACGACTCGATAAGGCAATGGGTGGTGGCGCACGTCGAAAGTCAGTGAACATTTTTGCCGCTCGTCCTGGTATCGGTAAAACTTTATTGGCCGACGCTATGTCTTTGCATGGCGCTGGTAAACTGCATATTCCAGTTCTAGAACTAGATACCGAGATGGATTTAGGTGGTCACTGGCCTCGAATGATTGCCTCGATGACTCATGTGAAAATTGAAGATATCGAAACTGGACGATGTTACAGGAATGTTTCCGATGCCAAGAAAATAGATAAGGCGACCAGCATACTTAAGAAAATGCCGCTTCATTATCAAAACGTATCTGGCATGGAATTTGAAGAAATCCTATCTATAGCTCGCAGATGGGTCATGCAAAAGGTTGGTTTCGACGCCCACGGAGTTACCAAAGATTGTCTATTAGTGTATGATTACCTCAAAATGATGAATGGTGACGAACTAAAGAGTGGTCACGTTAAAGAGCATCAGGTGTTAGGATTTCAAATTACCACCCTTCATGATTTTACCGTTAAATATGATTTACCCTGTATTTCATTCGTCCAGGTTAATCGCGACGGCATCTCAAAAGAAACCTCCGATATTATTGCTGATTCCGATAGAATTCTTCGACTAGCCTCTAGTGTATTCCTCTATAAAGTTAAAGACCCCGAAGAAATCGCTGAGGACGGCAACGAAAACGGTAACCGGAAAATGGTCCATATTAAAACCCGGTATGGTGGTGGATTAGACCCTGATGATTACATTAACCTGCGCCACACCAAAGATATCGCTAAAATCGAAGAGTTAAATACACGTAATGAAATCCATAGAGGTACATGCAAGCCAAAGAAGGGTATAGAGATGGAAAATGCTGACGAATGCCCAGATTTCTAAATTATCTGATATTGTGGTCAACGACATAGAAAGACTTTTTAGATATTTTAAAATACCCTACTATAGCGGACAAAATAAGGTTTACACCGCATGTATGATTCACGATAGCGACAAATTTAACTCTCTAAGTATCTACATCGGTGGTTATCAAGTCCCGTTTATTTGGAAGTGTCGCACCCACCATTGCGAGAACACCTTTAAGAAGACCGTTATAGGTTTTACTCGCGCCCTACTCTCTTCTGCCAACGGATGGACTTGTCCAGATGATAAAAAACTAGAGGTTTCATTTGGACAGACAATAAAATTCTTATGTGAACTTTACAAAGTAGATATATCACATATAAAAGAAAATGCAGAAGAAGTTGAAAAAAATAAGTTTGTTTACATGGCTAATAGGTCAAAACTAAGGGATGAACCTAATAAAACGAAAGCGAAGCCGAAGGTTAGCAGAGAGAAGGTAAGGGGGTTTTTAAAGATTCCGGCCGAATATTACTTGAAGAAGGGGTATTCGCCGGAAATCATTGATAAGTATGATATTGGGCTGTGCGATTCGCCGCGTAGTGATATGTGTGGACGAATCGTCATCCCTATATATGATGAGACGGGCCAATTTATGGTTGGATGTACAGGTAGGAGTATCTATGAAAAATGTGAAAAATGTAAATGTCATCATCCCGAGGGCGCTTGTCCCACTAATTTAAACTTGTATAGTAAATGGAGACATAACTTTGAATCTCGCCATCATCTTTATAATTACTGGTTTGCTTATCCTACAATTAAGCAAACATCGTCGGCCTTGCTAGTCGAGTCGCCCGGTAACGTCCTTAAGTTGGAGATGGCTGGGATTCATAATAGTTTAGCTATGTTTGGAAATGCTTTGAAGACCGAACAGAAATTTCTTTTAGAGAAGGCGGGGGTGATGGACCTGACGGTTTTATTGGATAATGACCCTGCGGGGCAACTTGGTCGAGAGATGATTGAGAAGGAATGTTCAATGTATTATAACCTGCGGTTCATTGATTTGCCTGGTGGAGTCAATGATGTGGGCGAAATGTCTGTTAATGATATTAAAAATTTGAAAATTTGAAAGGGCTTAATTAATGCTAGAAAACCAAAAGATCCTTGCAGTAGGCGGGCGGCGCGAATCAGGCAAAAACACGGTCTGTAATTTTATCCACAGTCTCGCTCTTGTATTTTTCAAGTGTACACCTTCGGCGCGAATTGACCCGGAAACTGGTGAGTTGATTGTTGTGACTGAAGAGGGTGAAGAGGGGGTTTTCGACCTTAATAATAGAGACCCTGAGTTTGTCGATTACATGGCTAATCATGTGTGGCCGTTTATACGCAAGTTTAGCTTTGCTGCCCCGTTCAAAGAGGTGTGTGTGAACGTTTTCGGGATTCCGACTGAACATATCTATGGAACCAATGAGCAGAAAAACTCTCTCACTAAGTTCAAATGGGAAGATATGCCGTTGCCGCACCCGCGTAACGAAAAGACCGGAAATAGAATCGGGAGTGATACGCTAAAGGTTCCTAATATCCCTCGTACTGGTTATATGACGGCTCGTGAATTCATGCAGTATTTCGGCAGTCAGATTGGGCGCGAAATTTATAACGAGGTCTGGTCAGATAAAACTCTTAATGATATTGAAAAGAGTCAATCTGGTATTTCTCTTATTGATGACCTTCGTTTTCCTCATGAGGTTGATGCAGTTCACGCGAAGGGTGGTAAGGTTTTGTGGCTCGCCCGAAAAGCACATCCCGAAGATACCCATGATAGCGAAACCGCTTTAGACCCCGAAAACTTCGACTGGAGCAAGTTTGATAAGGTTATCGACAATCAAAATATGACAATTGAACAATTGACTGATGAAGTCTATAAGGCACTCGTTGAATTTGGATGGGTTGAATGATTATTCCTTACCTACGGTCGTCTGCTATGTCATCGATTGACTTTTGTGAACAAAGTTGGTTTTTAAATTATGGTCTTGGTATTGAGGATACTCCTCATATCAAGACTGTTAAAGGATCAGTAGTTCATAAGGTTTTAGAGCTTTTGGCGGTAGCACAACTTAATAAACAGCAGGGTAATAAGACATTTTTTGATAAAGATTTAAATACCCACTTTGATATTGACTTGTGTAATGGCAACTCTTTATTTGATCCGGTGTTTAATGATTTCGCCAAAGATGACCCTCGTCTTAATCAACCAGCCCTAAATAAAGAGTTAATGGGCGAAACTGATAAGAAGAAGTATTACGAAGTAGCAAGTATTACTCATAAAGAGGATTGTCT